CGCGGCCGGCGGGGCGCTGCTGGCGGGCGGGGAGGTGCTCAAAGACGGGATGAAACGCAGAGTGCCCAAGGATACACACAACCTGGAGGATCACATCAGGATCGACGGCCCGCACCGGGACGGCAACCTGACCTACATCGAGGTCGGCGTGATCGGAGCGGACGCGGACACGGCCCGCTACGGCAACGCGCAGGAGTACGGCTCCAGCTCGATGGCGGCCCAGCCCTACATCCGCCCGACGGTGGATGAGGACAAGAGCAAGGTCAGCAAGGCGATGAAGGCCAAACTGGCCGAGGAGCTGGCCAAATGATCTGGGACCTGGTGCAGGACGCGCTGAGCGGGCTGGGTCTGCCTTTGGCGGCCAACACGATGATCCTGGCCACCGGCGAACAGCTGCCGGATGAGTACATTGTCCACCAGCTGATCAGCTCGCCGCCAATCGTGCATGCCGATAACTTTGAAACGATGCGGATGTACCGCGTCCAGGTGGCCTACTACAACCGCAACGGGCTGAGCGGGATGCCGGATATCAAAGGCGTAATGGTGGATGCCGGTTTTGCGCGCAGCTCGATCCGCGAGCTGCCCTATAACCCGGAGACCAGGCACTTCGGCCTGGCGCTGGATTTCATATACACCTCCGATGAGGAGGAACTAATCGAGAGTTATTAGGAGATAACAATGGCTTACGATGCAGGAGAATATAAACCGCGAGTCGGCGTCGATAGTATCTATGTCGCTGAGGTCATAGCGGATGAGCTGGGCGTCTATACCGTCGGGACGCCGGAGTACCTGGCGCCGGCGGCGGAAGTGACCCCGAGCTCTACGACCAACTCTGAGACGATCTACGCCGATGACCAGGCCTATGAAACATTTACAACCCGGGGAGAGACTGCGATCGCAATGATCGTGACCGGCCTCCCGCTTGGGATGGCTGCCAAACTCACCGGCCAGGTGTTCGATGAAGCGAGCGGCGTGATGTATGAGCACGGCGGGGTGCCGCCCTATTACGCGCTGATGTTCCGCTCGCTTAAGAGCAACGGCAGCTATAGGTATTACCTCTTCCCCAAGGTTAAATTCGATGTCCCGGATGAAGAGGCCGTCACCCGAGGAGAGACGCCGGAGCCCAAATTGCAGAAGCTGAACGTCCACGCGATCAAAACCGTGTGCAAATTCCAGTTGGATGACTACGGGCTGGAGGAAGGTTTGCAGCGGGTCGTTGGCGACGATGACATCGCCGCGTTCGATCCTACTGACTGTTTGACGACCGTGCAGGTGCCGCCGGTTGCCTCGGAGAGTGCCTGATGCCGCTGGGGACGCCGATCGTTCTGACGCTGTATGACGACCAGGACGCTCCGCTCGAGACCTACTCTCGCGCGCGGATCCCCCTCGTTTTCGCCGAGCGGGCGATTGAGTTTTCGAGCTCGCTCGGCGAGGGCGATCTGACCCAGGAACAGCTTACGGCGCTGTACCAGCTGATCGTGGACTTCTACGGAGGTCAATTCACGATCGAGCAGCTGCGCGCCGGGGCGGATCTGGGCGAGATGATCGCGGTGATCGAGGGCATCGCGGCGCGAGTGGCCGAGCTGATGCCGGCAAACCCTACGCGGCCGGGGAAAACCCGGCAGAAATAGACGCGTTGGCGGCCTTGGTCGACCTTAAGATCCGGCTGGTGAAGCTGTACGGCTGGTCACTGCTGGATATCGACCAGACGGACATCCAGAGCCTGCTGCCGTTCGTGAGCAGGCAGTTGAAAACATCATCGAACGGGAGAGGAGCGCATGCCAGCATTACGCCGAAAGGACCGAAGATCTTTTGCGACGCCCCGGGGGCGTCCTGGCTATAACACGTCACGCTCGCAGCGGTTTTTCATGATCCGCCCACACCAGGGCAAAGAAAAGGCCTACGTGGACGCGCTGCGCAGGGCGGGCTACCGCCCGTCGGTCCAGAACCGGGCGCGGGTCAAGTTTGTGCTGTTCGACATGGACGGCGGACGGAGAACGGCCCAGCTGGAGCGCTTTCACAGCCAGGGCACGCCGATATTTTTGTATCCACACGCGGCGCGGCCGCAGATCATCTGGGACGGTATCTGGGAAGTATGGCCGCATATCCGCTGCAACTTTGTGCCCGGGCCTGGGCACGTGGAGGTGATGCGGCGCTACGGTTACGAGCTGCCGCTGGAAGTGACCGGCTGGACCTACTGCGGGATGCTGCCGTTTCAGCCGATCGTGAAACCGAAAAATATCCTGTTCGGGCCGATCCATCCCTCGGCGAGCGGCTGGATCTGCAAAGAGGACAAGGACGCCAACCAGCGGACATTCAAGCTGCTGCTGGCGTACTGCCGGGAGACCGGCGCGAAGCTGACTGTGCGGCACATCCAGGCGCTGGAGCGCAACGGGCTGCCGCGGGTATCAGGGGTGACCTACGTGATGGGCCGGCCGGACCTGGCGATCCGCGAGATCGACCAGGCGGATGTGGTGATCGGTCACCAGACATTTGCCTATCTGGCGGTGGCGCGCGGAAAACCCACGCTGATGATGCGCGAGGATCTGCCCCCGCACACAGTCAGCCACGGCCAGACCGTGTACGCCCAGTCGTGGGAAAAATATGCCGATCTGATGATGTATCCGCTGGATATCCTGGCGGGCGAACCGGCCGAGCTGATCCGGCGGGCCTGTCAGGGAGACGCAGCCGCGGCGGCCTGGCGAGAGCGGTTTGTCTCGACGCCGTGGGACGCTAAAAAATTCGTAACTATTTTGGAGAGCTACCTATGAAAACCAAATCGAAAAAACCAAAACCGTATGTATTCAACCGGATCCAGTTCTGGCTGGATCCGACTACATCCGGCGCGCCGGAGAAACGGATCCGCACCTGCCGGCCGGAGTTTTACTTAACGCTGGATGAGGTCTCCAAGCTGTGGGTGAAAACGATGGAGCTGTATGCGGACAAAACCGACACGATCCTCGAGATCGGCTGCGGGACCGGGCGGAATCTGGTGGCGCTGAAAAAAGCCGGGTTCAAACACGTGGCCGGGATCGAGATCAGCCCGAAAACCGTGGAGGTGGGGCGCGAGCATTTCCCAACATACAAACGCACCCAGGTGCTGATCGGGCCAGCCGAGCGGGTGATCGAGGAGGTGGATGAGTTCGACGTGATCTACACGTCGGGGCTGCTGATGCACATCCCACCCGAGCATGAGTGGCTGTTCGAGCGGATCGCGCAAAAGGCCAGGAAATTGATCGTCACGGTGGAGGGCGAATCGCGCGGGGTGGTTTCGGAACACGCCTGGAATCGGAATTATCAGGAGATTTTCGAATCGCTGGGCTGGATGCAGGTGGAGATGGAGACCTGCGAGAATTACCCGCCGCTGCCGATCACGACGGTCAAGCGGGTGTTTGTCCCCAGGCCGGAAATCATCGTGACAGGCGAGGATGCCGCCGTCGAAATCCCGGAGATCGCTGTCACGGGCGAGGCCGAATATCCGGCGCCGGAAATATTCATCACTGGTGAAAATGAAATCGCGGCGGTGGAAAATCTTGAGGTGATGTAATGAGCGACCTGCCCCCTCTCTCGCAGCGCGTCCAGTTTGATTCGACGAACTACAAAGCGGGCGTCGCTGATCTGCAGCGCGAAATCCGCGTGATCGAATCCGGATTCCGCGCGTCGGCGGCCGCAATAGGAGACTGGGGTAAATCGCAGGAGGGGCTCGAGAAGCGAATATCCTCGCTTACCCAGACCATTGAGCTGCAGCGAAAAAAAGTGGACGGGCTGCAGGGGGTATACAACGAGCTGGCCTCGAGCGGCAAGGCGAGCGCGAAAGAGCTGGCGGAGCTGCAGATCAAAATTAACCGGGAAACCGAGACGCTTGGTAAGATGCAGACGGAGCTTGGCCAGTCCGAGCGGGCGCTGGATGAGATGGGCAAAGAGGCCGACCAAGCCGGCAATGAAATGAAGGAACTGGGGGATAAAACCGACCACGCCGGCGGGAAGCTGGAGAAACTCAAATCCATCGCCGGCGGGCTGGGCAAGGTTTTGAAAACAGGCGCAAAGGCTATCGCCGCGGTGGGAACGGCGGCGCTGGCGGCTGCCGGGGCGATCGGCGGGATGGTGATGAAGGCCGCGGACGCGGCCGGCGAGCTGGTGGATATGAGCCTGCAGACCGGGCTTTCGGTGGAGAAACTGCAGGAGCTGCAGTACATCGGCGGGCAGGTCGGCACGGACGTGGATACGATCGCGCGCAGCCTGGCGCGGATGACGCGCTCGATGAGCGACGTTGGCACCTCCAAAGAGATCACCGCGGCGTTTGAAACACTCGGGGTGTCCGTTCGTGACGCCAACGGCGAGCTGCGCGATTCGGAGACGGTATTCGGCGAGTTGATCGACGCGCTGGGGAAAGTGGACAACGAGACCGAGCGGGACGCGCTGGCGATGGAGATTTTTGGGCGCTCAGCGATGGACCTGAACCCGCTGATCAAGGCCGGCTCGGATGAGCTGGCGCGGCTGACGGATGAGGCGCACGAGACCGGCGCGGTGATGAGCACCGAGGCG